TTAGCCTTCTTCAAGGCTTGCTATGTCTTTCTCTTTGCTGAAAAGGTATTCTTTAAGCTCCTTTGCAAAATTATCATCATTCTGCCTGATCCATTCGAGAAGCATAGCTGCATGTTCTTTCTCTTCATTTGCGTTGTGCACTAATATTTTCTTCAGGTTCTCGTCAGTGCAGGCATCTGCTCTCTGGGTGTACCAGTCAACTGCTTCCAGCTCTTCTTTCAGAGAATCAATTGCACGAGTCATGTTTTGAGTCTTTTCCGATAACTTATTTCTTTCTTCATGAATCATATTATCACTTGCATAATGTGGATTTCTTATAGTATATGTCTTTTGGAAGAAAATGGGATTCTCTAAAGGTACTCTCCATTACATGAAGAAGAATGCTGAAGCGGATAAGCCTTTTAGTTTGAATACACATATTAAGTAAAGATTAGAAATGTGGGAAGCTTAGTATAAGAGTCCTATCTAAAAATACCTTTGACAGAATCTACAATCTTTGAAATCCCTTTTTTCTGTGATTTTGGCTTTGCATGTGGGGTGTTTTTTTCTTTTGTTTTAGGTTTTGCTTGTGTTGTTCTTTTTTGTGCTGGGTTTGGTTCAGCCTCTTTCTTTATTTTCTCTATTGGCTCAGCAATTCCTTTTTTATCACTACAAATCAGGCATTCTAATTCATAGTAATCAAAATAATTATCTTTCCGTATGAATCGCTTTACATAATTATGCGTGCAGTTTTTTTTCTTTTCTTCACTCTCGTTTTCTTGACATCTTTTGCAAATATTCGTTAAAACGAAATCATTCTTATTTTTATAGAATGATTTAATGCAAGAAGGACAAAATGTGCCACCACAAGTAGAACAGATCAATGACTCTCGCTTCTCAACAAATACTTCAACAGTTTCATCTATTACCAAGCCTTTCTCTATTTTTGATATAGTCTGGGTTTCCTTGACTTGCTTAATCTCAATCTCTTTTCCACAATATTCACAAAACGAACTCGATTTATGGGTTACACGTTGTATAGAGTCTTTTGTATTTATCTCCAAATTGTTATTTCTTTTAGTAATATTCACTTTATGACTTCGGTTTGTATAATCTCTGTCAGCTAAACCCATTCTCCCTCACCAACTTCTATCTTAAATATACAAAAACTCCATGCCTTCTGAAAGATCTATATTCACTAAAAGCTCCCAAGAGCATTAAACAAATACCTGCTATCCAAAATATATTTGAGCTTGTAGCATCAGAAAAAGCCATTGCAAAAGTTCCACTACTAAATATTATGAAACCAAAAAACATTGTTACAATACCTATTAAACGCAAACCCCAACAATATAAATCGTTTTCCAAATTAAATGAATCTATTATTTTAGCTAGAAGCCAAGTAGAAGCTAAAATTACATACAGAAGTACAAAAAATATAAGTGTATCAAACATTTTGCCTATAGCTGAGTTGTATACAATATGTCCTGAAAAAACGACAATTGAAACTGCGAATAGAATCTGTTCAGTTATTTTTTTATTCTTTCGAATAATTCGATAGTTAAGTAACCAATACTTAAAGCCTGTCCATATTGCAATTAGAATTAATATTGTAGTAACTACTTGAGTAATATCTGAGAAATTGAAACTATTTTGGAAGTCAGAAATGAAAGACATAATTTGATTTTGAAAGGATTGATCAGATGAAAAAGCAGATTCATTATCTGCATTCAATATGATAATTGCCAATATACTTAAGATTGGAATAATTTTGAAATAGGGTTTATATTTTCGATTATTCAAATACTTTGATAACTTGTATTTCAAAGTCATATTATTAAACTCTCCATTAATATAATACCATATGCAAAAAATTAACTATAAACCTTTTGTTTTTGGTTATATATAAAAAATCTATTTTAAAAAAACTAACAAAACACTTGCATAATTTGATAACAGTTCCGTTTTTTACACTTACCTATTACCCTTTTCTAAAGTGCGAAGGGTGCGATTCGAACCAATTTTACTCGATTATGTGCTCAACTATAATTGGCTTATCGTCTTTTGAAGTAGTTAAGGGTGATTTGTGAGCAGCTGTCTTCTCTTTCTGCTCACGCTTATACATTAGGCAAGTATACTAATTATCATTTAGACTTTCCATTCGCTCAACGGCTGCTTTAATCACATCTGCCAGCTTGTAGATATCATTCAGTTCTTCAATGGGTGTTTTTACTTCTTTGCGTTCATCATCAAGGATACCTACATATTTCTGAGAAGAATTAAATCGAAGTCTACATATTGGTTTTCGATTGTTATCATCTAAAAGAATCCCACAATAGCTTTTAGTATCTCTCATAATAATCCGTTCAGGCGAGATAGTTTCACGGAGAATTGCTTTGACGATATGATACCCTTCGATTTCTTCTTCAGTAGTGACTATTCCATCATCAACAGGTTCTATGTCATCATCTATTTCGACAGAGTCTACAGTATCCCTGTCTGACATTGCAATCTTTAACCTTTCATTGATACGGTCGTTAATAAACTGGTTAAATGCATTTTTGGTGATTGCTGTAAACTGGTCACGCTTATTGGGTGTGATCCGGCCAGTATATACCTGATTAGCAAAGAACTTAACAAACTCATCAGATGGTTTGTTCATTTCTTTTAAAAGTATCTGTTTAATTTCCTTAGTATATTTTAATTCATTTGCAACCGATTCAAGTTCACAAATATCAAAACGTTCTTTTTTAAAGCGCTTCAACTCCTCTACCTGTTCATCTTTGAGATTGAGAAGGTCTATTTCCAGGAAAGGTTTGTCATCCATTTTGTTGGCATCTTCTAGATCTGAAAAGAATCGATATGTTGTACCATTGGTTAGAATACCCACTTTCGCAGAAGTAACATTGAAGTATCTAAATAATTGTGATGCGTGGTTGGTGTTTAAGTCTGATCCGATCGGTTTGCACTCTATTAATATGATAGGCTCGTTGTCTTTGATGATTGCATAATCTACTTTTTCGCCTTTCTTGGTGCCATGATCTGCAGTAAATTCCGGAATTACTTCCGTAGGGTCAAAAACATTGTAGCCAAGAATATTAATCATTGGCATAACAAGTGCGTTTTTTGTCGCTTCTTCAGTCTGGATGCTGTCTTTCAGGGCAGGCACCTTAGCAGCCAACGCTTTTACATGATCGATAAAGTCCATATTCATACACCTTTTGATTCTAGTCTATTGATTCCATTTTTGATTTATTTTCTACATACAAATTATATATTCACACTGTTAATAATGCCAAAAAAATTACTCGATTATGTGCTCAACAACAATCGGCTTGTCGTCTTTTGAAGTAGTTAAGGGTGATTTGTGAGCAGTCATGCCGTGTTCACGCTTGTAATTTCCAATAAACTCCGCTAAGGCAATACTGACAAGATCGGACATACTCCCAAAGTTGCCCGAATCCACGAGTGCGTCCGCTTGCTCTTTTATATAGGGACTAACACTTGCCGTTATTAACGGTTTGTTTCTTTTTACCATCTAATGATACTATTGCAATAACAGTATAAATACAACATTGCAACAATAGTTATGCAATAGACTAACAATAGCAAAAAGAATAAATACAATACAGCTCTTTTTTTTATGTGTATAACAATTGCAATACAATTGTTGTAACTGAGGTATATCAATGGAAGACGTTACAATCGCGTTCCGGTGCCCGGTTAAACTCGCTGACAAAGTAGACGCGTATATTCAAAATGGCGAATACATGAACCGAGGAGACGCGGGGCGTGACCTCCTAAGACTAGGAATGCAAATGAAGGAGATTGAAAGAAATGAAAAGAAACAAACCCTTGCTAACAACATCTGTTTCCCCACTAACTGAGAAACAGCTTGACGTATTGGTCGGTTCGCATCACCTGTTTTCAAGCAGGTCTGATGCAGTAGAGAAAGCAATAGGCATGCTGTTCTGTGCGCTGAACAGTAAAAATCTGTGCGAGAATGCAGAGCAGTATGGAATAAGCCTACATGGAAACATGGCAGGTACGGCGGTGGAAGCATGACCGACGAACTCTCCCTGGAAGAGCAGGCCAGACAGTTCATTGAACAAAAACCCTACCGACTCGAGCAGTGGGAATCGGGTTCACCTCTACAACAGATGCTTGCAAGAGCCACCAAGAAAATTGCCGGGGTGGAGTAGATGTCTGTTCCTTACAAAGGCTCCCTGGAAGATGCCATCGAGAAGTATGACCTCAGATACGACGAAGAACTGGAGTTTCCCGACGACGTTCACGAGACTGAAGATTACCTGATAACTGTCCAGAAGATCATCGGAGTGGTTGACTAATGGCATCCCGACGCAGCAAAAAGCACGGAGTCACACCTGGAACCATCCGTGGAAAGGATAAGAACTGGCTCTCGGAAGGCCAGGATCAACGCAGGTACAACTATGCACAGGATACCGTGAACACAGCAGTTGGTAGAAACAGGCCGTGTCCAAAATGCAGAGGCACATCTGGCTGTTTTAATGCAGCTGTCCTCAAGGGATATGGTGCAAGATCGTGGTGGTCATGTTCGGAATGTGGACATGAGTACATCATGGAGATATCTCCAGAGAAGATGGAGCAATACTACCAGGAAGATCTTGCCAAAATGGTTGACCGAATGAAAGCACCGGAGGCCGAAGCATGACCCTCGTACCCATTCCTCAACTAAACCAACTGACCCGCACCATGTATCCGGGAGCACAGGAGAAAGTAGACCAACGCTTATGCCCACAGTGCGGAACAAAGATCGATCCGGAACAATTCCAGGACGGACTATCTCTGCATGAATACATGACGTCCGGCCTCTGTCAATCATGCCAGAACCGTGTCTTTGGAAAGGAGGTCTTTGCATGATCTCCGAGATTCCCGAAATCAAAGACGGTCGTACAGTTTCTGCCTGCATCTGCAGCAAGGGACATACGTTCAATGTCTCCTGGGAGTGCAGAACGAATGCAATTTACTGTCCTAAATGTAACGAGCGGGTGGAAGCATGAGCACTGCAAAAGTCAGAGAAAGAAAAACATGCTCCTCATGTGGTTCCTTGCGTGTCAGAAAAAGAAAGACAAAAAAAGACCATGTCTGCGAACGATGTGGCCTCTCCATGACTACGCCGAAATATGCCTCCCGGCCAGAAGTGTTGCTAAGCGGTGGAGTCACTCGAGCTGAGCGAAAACAACGACTGGATGTACTCAAAGCAGCGCGGGAGAATAATCCAGGGATGACTCCAAAGGATGCTATTTTCATGGGTGTTGAAACACCGTACTATATCACCCGATACTGGGACAAATGTTCTCCCGAAGGAGCCACCGTATGATTATCCAAAGAGGCACGGTTCCCGATCCATCGTGCCTCTCTACCTCCATTACAACAAGACTCCATGGCCAGCCGTCGGACTGCTTTGCAGCGACTAGGAAGGATGCTGGTAATCCGGTTCGACTCCGGACGGTGTCATTTGCCTGCAGCGATAGATTCTGTACCACCCTAGCACCGAAACTAAAAACAAAATAACCCCTCACTCGCTGCAGGTACCTCCTATAAAATGAAAAGGAAAATCGAAAATGAAAGATTGTGAACTAACAATTGGAATTGATATGAGAAAGTTTCCAGAGGACTTCTGGACAGGCGACAGGAAAAACCCATTCATGCGGTTGAATCCTCAGCAGATGGATGATGTTGAAGGATGGGTACTTGGACAACTACCCAACCATAACGATTTTTGCGCAGAATTGATTGGAAGAGTACCAATCCCAGTTGCTGCTTTAATTGGTGGCCTTTTGATGGACGCCGGCTGTCAGAAACTGACATGTGTTCACCCAGGTAGTAGCGTCCTGACGGTCTGGGACAACACGGAGGCTGCACAATGACGGAAGAACCTGCATCCGAGAGAAAGATAACTTTCACGCAGATATATGATATTCGCACAAAGGTGGGCGCAGAGGTTGATTCAAAGGGCAACATCAAGCCGTCTGCACAGGTAGAGATCACTCGCAAGCTGGAGAATGGGGAAGATATCTACGAGCTGATACATGCAGACATGGAAAGAGGTCTGGAAGAAGTGCAGGCCGCAATCAACGAAGTCCTCAAGAGAGGTGGCCAGTGATGGCAATGCAACTCGACAAAAATACACTCACTCCTATCCTGGAAGCAGCTGGATTCTCAAAGACAAATGCAAACATCTGGATGATAGATAAAGAAGGCATTCCATACGGCGTGGACTTTGCAAAGGGATCCTGCAGGACAAAGACGACGAATATCTGAACACCCTCAAGGGAATGTGTGTGAATGAAACAGTCCAGGGAGATGCTGAGGAAAACCACCACCAATGCGAGATCTGCAACAGCAATACAAATGGCTCTTCAAAAGATTCTCTCGCCAGATTTGGACAGGTCCTGTGTTCTACATGCCATGCCAAGGCCAAAGAGCATGGTGGAATTCCTCCGGCTGTATTAATAGTTGGATGGGAGGCATACGAGAAGCAGAAAAAAGCGGAAGAGTCCACAGAGGAACAGAGGTTTCCCGACGACGTTCACGAGACTGAAGATTCTTCCAAGGATAATAAGGTTCCTGAAAAAGATAAGCCTATCGATGTACCAGGAACACCGAAGCAGTCAAAAGAGAAGACCGATCCGGACACTCCTATTCTAGATCTCATCGAGGAATATGTGGGCAACGATGTCCTGGAAGTCTTTGGAGACACTGGTACTGGTAAATCCAAGTTCGTGCAGGAAATTGCTCGTGAAGCCATTGCTTCAGGAAAAAGTGTTTTTTTCCTTGACACAGAAGCCAATCTTACAAAGGCAGACATTGCAAGTATGAAAGGATGCCAGTACAAATACACGCCAGTACTCGCTGAAATTGCCAAGATCATTTCCAACCTTCCAAAAGTAGATGTCGTTATCCTTGATTCAATAGGGTTCCCTGTTCTGACCACATATGCCAGACTGACTACAAACCAGAAAGGAAACGCACTCCTTGAACTGATCGCCATCTTTGGAGATCTCAAGACGTGGGCTTACAAGAACAACGGAGTTGCTGTTGTCACGAATCAGCCAGAGTCAGAATTCAACAAAGATAAGAATCATGTTCTTAGGCCATTTGGTGACAAGAGCCAATTCGCAGCAAAAGAGATCTGGAAAACAGAATTCACCCAGAGAACTCCAACTCTGACAAAGAGCAAAGTGATAGCCTTCCGGAGCAGGTCAGTTGGCCAGAAGACCAGGATTGCAGACATTGAGATCACTGCAAGTGGTGTGGAGGTGAAGGCGTGAATCTTGACAGAACTCTCCTGATATCCGAGCTTCCGGAAAAGGTAAGCAAACCTATTATGGAACTCACCAAGGAACATGTCATAGGTCTCGTGAACGACTACAATGGTGCACTTAGGCAGCAAGGACAATACATCGAAGTACCAGACCAGGATGAACTTGTCAGGCATCTCCTCGAATCTGCGAAGATCAAGCTCAAGATTGCAGCTGTTGTTGATGAGGACAAGCTGAGCAGGTGGCACATACACCCGATAGACGCCAATCAGAGTAGATTGGATGAGTACGAAGATGCGCTTGAGAGGAGAAGACAGGCTGCAGCTGTGCAGGCGGGTGAGAACTGATGAGCTCTGAGATATCCACATATCCTGCAGACGGTATCGCTTGTCCATACTGTGGATGTATCAACCAATCACCTAAATTCCCGGCACTTGTGCCTGGAAATATAGACTACGACATGCAAGGCTGCCGAGCATGTAAGAAACCTATAGTCATTGAATCCAAAGTAGAAGTTGTGAGAATACCACGTAGAGTGGAAGGTATTGAGCAGCCAGCAATACCTTCCCCCGAAGAAGTCCAGAAAGATATCGAAGAGTCTATCGAGAACGAGGAGATGGTTATTGAAAGAATACAATGTGCTGATTGTAGCGGACTGTTTGCCGGCCATGAAGTGAAGTATATCGATTATGCATTTCACTGCAGGAGTTGTCTGGAGAAAAGTAATCCTTCCGGAACTCAACCAGACGAAGAACAATTCCACTGTCCTGAATGCGGCATGATTTATCCAATTGAGAAGAAGTGTTTGAAAGATGGAATGTGCATGGAATGCAGTGAATCATTCATTGACATTGGGGAGACAATCAAAAGAGCCAGGGAATCCAAGCAACATGAACCTGAATACACTCCTGTCCCCGAGTCCAAAACAGTATCATACCGTATCGAAGGAGACATAGTCCACCTCCAATACAAGGGCAATGACTGCAATGCATACAATTTCGAAGTGATATGGAGCATTGTCGATTCACCTATGTCAGACTGGATGAAACAAATTGACTCAATGATAGAAAATGAAAATAACCGTATCCAGAAAGCAAGTGCTCTGAATCAGTTCTGTAAGGCAGTTCACAAGGAAGATGTTAAGCTTCCGGAGGTGGCCTGATGTGCTGCTGGACCAGATTCATTGAAGTGTGGAATAGAGAGCACCCTCGTAATGAAGAGAGAGATGGTGAGTGAACTGACCCCTGAAGAATCCAACTGTTCTCTAAATAGAGATGTTTTCAAGGAGCAGTTCGTGTACCCGAAGAATGCAGCTCTGAAAGAGTCATACATAGCACTCTTGGGAATGATGAAGATCCAGAAGAAGATAAGATTCTATGTACACGACAGTGTATGCTCTATCCTTGAGCAAAATGGATGGATATCTGATTACAATCCTGGATCTCCCACAAGCAAACCGGACAAGAATTATAAGAAGGCTTTACGATTCCTGAAAGTGTTGGAAAACCCATATTTTATATTTGCAGGTCCTGGAAGAATAGAACTCTGTGTTTATGATGCGTCTACAAAGAGACGCATTACTAATTTTGACCGATTCTTCCAGATGTGTGCTGAAGATCCTTACATGTCTGAATACACCAGCTGTGATGAAGAAGTGATCTTTGAACCATGGGATGATGCGATCTCCTGTGCCACCCTCTCTGATAATGAGCTTGCTTCAATTGCAACCGAGGTACAGATGCTAGATGCTGCTGTGCCTCTTAAAACGGATACGATAAAAAGTACTTTTAAAACTGATTTTGACAAACAAACGTTTGACAAGCAGAAGTACTTCGAACAACTTTCTGATGAACTCACTCACTCCGAATGTATAGAGGTGTAAACATTGTAAATTGATGCGCGTATGCGTACACCATACGCATACTAAAAACCCCCAAACCCCCAAGAAATACCAGTATGCAGCGAACGTTCGCCTTTTAAAAATAGTGGATACTATTTTTACGCATATAGTATGCGTACGCATAGTATACGCATAGGCGAACAGGATAAAATCCGCACTATATCCCGGTGAAAAAATGAAAGTTCATATTCATTTGAATGTTGATCATGAGAAAAAAATATTGTTTGAATCATTAAAGATAATCCACGGTAAAACATTCTCCGATATTCTCGAGGAGGGTCTTAATGCGTGCCTGTCTGAGATAGCTCCGTCCAAACTCATAGAAGAAGAGATTGCACAGACAAAGATGAAGTTAATGGAACTTGAGCAGAATCTGATGACGGTAAGGATGATTGAAAAGCAGCAGAAAATAGAACAAAAGGTAACCGAACAAAAAGAGGACATTGTAGAGGGATATCTTGAGACTATGAGGGTAGAAAGATTCGAAGAGTTCAAGGATAGCACTATCAAGCTCTGGAAAAAAGGCGACATGAACTGGCCACGTATTGTTGACCTGTATCAATTCAAGAACACATCTGAAGCAAAGGAATGGTTCGCCAGGAAAATGGCTGAGGTGGAAGCATGACATTCAAACCAGTTTCTCGACATTGCCTCTACTGCAAGGATCTTATTCATATCATCGAACCGGTTGACCAGGTTAAATGTCATTCCTGCGGTGAAGTAATGAAAGTTGTCCAGGCAAAAACCGTGAAGTTGTCAAAGATAACATCCGGAGGGAAATAGTGTCCCAACAAAAACCAACGAAATGGAATTGGAACTCACGGAGACTAAAAGCTGCGAAACTGTTAGCAACAACCACGATGACTCACGGAGACATTGCAAAAGAATGTGGAGTACGTAGAGATACTGTCAGCTGGTGGAACCTATTCCCCGAATTTAAGGACAAAGTGAATGAGTTTGTTCTGCTTGATGAGAGGGCAACAAAGGCAGGGATACTCAAGAAAGCTCTGAAAACACTTGATGCGAAATCAGATAAAGCTGCGGATGACAAGAATACTGAGCTGGATTATTTGAAATTCGTATCCGAGTTGCAGGGACATACCAAACATGATGTCGATGTCACTATCAACAATGCTGTGGCTGTGATCAATTCCCCTGAGATAGTTGAGCAGGCCAATGAGCTGTCAAGAAGGCTGTCAAAGAAAATCATCGAACAGGAGTCTGCAGATGGAAGGTGACCAGATCTATACGGTAACGCCAGCACTGTTCGCCCAGTACTGCAGCCGGTTCAAGTGGATAGGATTCGAGTACTTGCTCATGCTCTCAGATGCCCTTATCAAAGTGGTCAATGGAGAGACCAAACATCTGATGATCTTCATGCCTCCGAGACATGGCAAATCCGAACTCACATCGAAGTATTTCTCTGCATGGTTCCTGGGACACAATCCAGACAAGAGAGTAATGCTGACATCATACGAAGCAGACTTTGCAGCTTCCTGGGGATACAAGGCCAGAAACATCCTGGATGAGAATGGTCATCTGTTCGGCCTGGCGGTCTCCGGTGCATCCTCTGCAAGGAACCGATGGGACATTGAAGGGCATGATGGTGGAATGGTCACAGCTGGTGTCGGAGGTCCCATCACAGGCAAGGGAGCTCACCTTCTCATAATTGACGATCCGGTAAAGAATGCAGAAGAAGCAAATTCAAAGACTTTCAGGGACAAGGCTGCAGAATGGTACAAGTCTACTGCGTATACAAGACTTGAACCCGGAGGAGCTGTGATCATCATTCAGACCAGATGGCACGAGGATGATCTATCAGGCCGTCTCCTCAAGGAAGAACCTGACAAGTGGACTGTCATATCCCTTCCTGCAATTGCCGAGGAAGAAGATCCTCTTGGAAGAAAATGTGGGGAAGCACTCTCGCCAATGAGGTACAATGTCCAGGCACTTGAAGATATTAAGAGTACTCTGGGTTCATACTGGTTTAACGCCCTCTATCAGCAGCATCCCCAACCGCTGGAAGGTGCAATCTTCAAGAGTCAACACCTGAAGTACTGTTCACTTAAAGATGGTGTTTTCTCTCTCTATCAGAATGATGGATCCGACAAACATGTGATGTACGAAGACTGCCGGATCTTCCAGACATGTGATCCTGCAGCGAGTACAAAGGGCAGTGCTGACTTTTTTGTTCTTGGCACGTGGGCACAGACAAAGGACAACGATCTGATTCTTTTTGACTTGATAAAGACCAGACTCGAGGGTCCTGATCAGATCAACCTGTTTAAGTCAGAGTTTCAGAGACATTCACCTACATTCCAGGGAGTCGAAGATGCCGGCGTGGGAAAGATCCTCTACCAGATGCTTGTCAACGAAGGTCTCCCTATCAAGGCACTCAAACCCGACAAGGACAAAGTCACCAGAGCTCTGCCTGCAGCTGCCAGAATGGAAGCTGGGAAAGTGTACCTTTTGAAAGGCGCTTTCTGGCTGGATGATTTCATTAATGAACTGCTGGGTTTCCCTACTGGAGCACATGACGACCAGGTCGATGTGCTGAGCTATGCTGTCCAGCTGGTGATGACAGGAGACGAATACAAATCAATCGGTGGAATTGGAAACTACAACTTTTGAACACGGAGAGAACACAAAATGACAATGCATGGCCGAAAAGTAGACGCTGGCTTCCGCTGGCCAAAAGCAAAGCAACTCGACGACCTGATGGTCGATACACATTCCACAAAGCATGGAGTTCGACACATGGGAAAACAAAGCCTTCTTGATGTTCCAAAGGATGTGGATGTCACGAAAATAATGCCACTCCCCTGGATATGTCCGAAATGTGGCAATGGACATCTGATGTATGTATTCAATTGCAACCGATGTGGATTACCAACACCACTTGGTGAGGAGAACTGGAGAGCATGAAGAAGACACCCTTATCCGGAACAGTACGCAGGAAGTACGGAAAAGAAAAACGTACTCACATTCGCATAGACGTTGAGATTCCGGAATCTGAGCACACCATCCTGGTCATGTATGCAAACGGGATCTCTATGAATCAGATCTGCATTGAAACAGGCTGTGAATTCTATACGGTATCCTCTATTCTACGAGGGAACTTGAGGGAGATATTGGGCTTGAAGAAGTCAAAATGTATGAAGGAATGAACTTTACCGATATCCCATAATAAAGGAAAATGACCACTTTTTCATGAAGCTTTTAATACTATAATAATCGTATTATAATATATTTGAGATGTATCATATTATGCTAGATAAAAGTTGATATTACTTCATTGGTCTCCAGTTAAGGAGAATTCTTGCCTGAAAGTATCGATTTCACACCAGATGTCTGCCTTAAGTTATAGCCAATTTTCATGAAATCGATATCGTATTCAAGTATACAATCTGTAAGAATTATAGAGGATAGTTGAAGATATTTAGACAATCATTACAATTCCGTTCTTAATCGATGACGCATGGATATAATTTACACGAATGTGGATAAAATGACATCAAATAAATACTATATTATTTTAGCAGCGTTAGTCTGCATTTTACTTTCATGTACAGGGCCAGTTTCAGCAGCCGATATCATAGTCGGCGAGGGACTTGGGAATTCAACCATCACTGCCGCACTTGCAAACGCAACTAACGGCGATACCATTATTGTGAATGATGGTACTTACACCGAGAACATAAATGTTGCCACCGAAGTCACAATTCGCTCTCAGAACGGCTCTGCGAACACGACCATCCGGGCTAGCTCAAGTAGCGATCATGTATTTGATGTGCAGGTAGATAATGTCACAATAAGCGGATTCAATATTACAGGTGCGACTGATGATAGTCCCAAGGCGGCTATTTATCTAAACAATCAAATGTACTGCACGATTTCAAATAATACCTTGACTGGAAATAGTATAGGTATTTACCTTTATAGTTCAAGCAACAATACTCTGACAAGCAATAATGCCAGTGACAATAATGGCGGTATTTACCTTTCGTCCTCAAGCAACTACAATACATTGACAAACAATAATGTCAATTACAATGATAATACCGGTATTTACCTTTCGTCCTCAAGCAACAATACATTGGCAAACAATAATGCAAATAACAATACCTATTTCGGTATTTACCTTTATAGTTCAAGCAACAATACATTGGCAAACAATAATGCCAATGACCATGATAATACCGGTATTTCCTTTGATTCCTCAAGCAACTACAATACATTGACAAGCAATAATGCCAGTGACAATAATATCGGTATTTCCCTTTTTTCCTCAAGCAACAATACTCTGACAAGCAATAATGCAAACAATAATAATAATCAGGGTATTTCCTTTGAGTTCTCAAGCAACAATGCATTGGCAAACAATAATGCCAATGACAATGATAATAACGGTATTTTCCTTTATAGTTCAAGCAACAATACACTGACAAGCAATAATGCCAGTGGCAATACTCGCGGTATTTACCTTGATTCCTCAAGCAACTACAATACATTGACAAGCAATATTGCAATCACCAATAGTCAACGGGGTATTTACCTTGATTCCTCAAGCAACAATACATTGACAAGCAATATTGCAAACAATAATAATAATCAGGGTATTTACCTTTATGAGTCAAGCAACTACAATACACTGACAAGCAATAATGCCAGTTACAATGATTACGGTATTTATCTTGGTTCCTCAATCAGCAACAATCTGACAAGCAATAATGCAAACAATAATAATAATCAGGGTATTTCCCTTGTTTCCTCATGCAACTACAATACATTGACAAGCAATAATGCCAATGACAATAGTGGTCGGGGTATTTACCTTGAATCCTCAAGCAACAATACATTGGTAAACAATAATGCCAGTGACAATTATAATGGTATTCAACTTGATTTCTCAATCAGCAACAATCTGATAAGCAATAATGCCAATGGCAATAGCAATTACGGTATTTACCTTTATGAGTCAATCAGCAACAATCTGACAAGCAATAATGTCAATGACCACCCTTTTTTAGCTATTTTCCTTTATAGTTCAAGCAACAATACATTGACAAGCAATAATGCCAGTGACAATACTTACGGTATTTTATTTTCTAGTTCAAGCAACAATACACTGACAAGCAATAATGCCAGTTACAATACTTACGGTATTACCCTTGGTTCCTCAATCAGCAACCATCTGACAAGCAATAATGCCAGTTACAATGATTACGGTATTGTCCTTTCTGAATCAAACAACAATACTTTAACCGAAAACACGGCGATTGATAACGGGATTTATGCTCTCTATGCATTATCTTCCAGCAACTGTATAGTGGACAAACTTGTACTGACCGATATTTCAACAGAGATATCTACTGTCACAGATTCATCTGAAACAGGAATATCCGGAGTTGAAACAAACGCTACTGCTCTTTCCGGAAAAACAAATGTTAATGGCTATGTAACCATTAACAGGTCAGAGGATTTGAATGTTGCCTTCTTCTATGACGATTCCAACATGAGCAGTTCAGATGAATCCTCAGTAGATCTCTATATGTTAAGTGGAAGCAACTGGACTGAAGTAAATGAGACCTCACTTAATACAACAGGTAATTATGTCTCTGCAAACCTCTCTGAGTTTAGCACGTTTGGACTCTTTTACGTTGAAGATACTCCAAGCAGCAGTTCTTCTGGTTCAAGTAGTTCTTCAGGCTCAAGTAGCGGTTCTGTAGCTACAAGAGTGTTATCACAGGGGACAACAACCACACTTTTAACAAACAATGATGGAGAATTGATCGGTGATACTGTTGTCAAATCATCTGATGCAAAAACCACTCTGACACTTTACAAGGGAACAGCAGGAACAGATACTTCAGGTAACCCTGTGAGCAAGATAATTATAACTACTCCGGCATCTTTGCCAGCAGATACTCCTGCAGAGGTCCTTGATTCAGGCCTCTACTATGACTTAGGTCCTTCAGGAACAACCTTCAGCAAGGAAGTCCTCATTACAATAGACTTCGATCCGAAAGAGTATGAAGGCAGAAATCCGACTATCTACTCTTACACGCCCGAGGGCGGATGGGTTGCTTTGGAGACAACCGTTGACTGGGAAAATGGCAGAGCAACAGCCTATATCAATCATTTCTCATTGTATGCACTGTTCGGCACTGATGTGGAAGAGGTAGTTGAAGAAACATCACAGGTAACTACTGAAGTCCCTACAACGGTAGAAAAAGAAGAAGAAGAGGAAATACCTGTTGAAGATGACAATGGGTCAAGTTATCTTTATTGGATCCTGGGTGTGGGAATTGTGCTTGCTCTGGGAATCGTAGTTGTAAATAAGCAGAAAGGTGAAGGAGGGCTTTAAAGTCCTCTCTTTTTTTAGTATGTCCATTTATTATTTTTCTTAACCTAAACTGCCAAATAAAGGAAATCGATATGAACACAAACTGAGTTATTTTACTACCTATTTTTAAAGCTATCATGTATAAAGACGCTGGATTAGATGATAACGAAGCAGTAAAGGCAGGCATCCAAGATACTAAAGAGCTTTTTAATATTAAGTAACACTTTTGTAACTTCCAACGACATACTGCAAAATACGTATTTTCCTTTTATACAATCTCAGTTTTACTCGCATCGGTTGCAGGTGCGGAAAAATATTTCCTATTTGCTTGACTAATCGGAAGCTCCATAATCTTTTTAAGCAAACCAACTGCTTCTTTTCATTTTATGTCACGTGTCCAGCAGTACATCGATAAGAAGCTCGCCAATTACATAATGAAAAAACTCCCTTCCAACCGTCCAGGTATTGGCCACCACGAATCATATGCACGTGGGAATATTGCTCCCTCTCTTGGTCTGGCCTACTACCTGGAACAGGAAGTTTCTGTCTTCTCGGATTCTGTTCTCAAGCTCAAACAGGAAATGTTCAGGAATAGATTCTACTGGAAACCATGTTTTGTCAAGAAGTGCAAAGATTGTGGAGCCGAGTACGATGAGAACATTGAAAAGTGCACATGTGGCTCAGCTTCTTTCCATGAACCGGACTATTCACAGGTACGTAAAAAAGAATACTTTATCGAAAAGGCCAACTACAACGGACAGTCTCTAAAGGAAGTCCTTTCAGACTTTGAGTTCAACCTGAACGTTGCCGATAATGCCTATCTTCTCCTTGTCAAAGCTTATGATTATGACAGAGCTGGTGACATTGCCCTGGAAGATGTCAAAGAGATCCTTTCAATTGACCCACGTGACATAAAGAAGATGGTCAAGAAGGACGGACGTATGGGCGGTGATATCTGGCTCTGTCCTACTCATCGAGATAAGATGAAGCATGAACCAGGACTCAAATGTCCTGTCTGTGGAGCTCTCCTGCAGCAGGCATACTACGAGACCACTTCTGCCGAAAACAAGCAGTACTACCTCAAAGACGAGATATTGCATTCATCGAAATACTATCCTTCAATTCTGTACGGATATCCTCCAGCCCTCAAGATGATCGATGACATTATGGCTTATCATTATCTGGAGAAAAGAACAAAGACATTCTATGAGCGAGGAAGAGCTCCCGGAATTGCTACGTTCCCAACAAACAACCCGGACAGTCTTCGAAAGTTCTGGGATGAAACAATGGTCAAATTGCAGGATGATCCTTACTACATTCCCCTCATTGGATACAACACCGACAGCAAAGGACAGGCAACAATGCTTCAATTGATGCAGGATCCGAACCTCGACATGCTCGAGGTCAAAAAAGAACTCCGTGAAAGGATATCCTCACGGTTCGGTGTCTCATTGATCTTCCAGGGAGATACTTCTACCTCCGGAGGATTGAACAATGAAGGTCTGCAGATGACTGTCACCAACCGAGCTGTTGAAGATGGCCAGACCATCTACAATGAAAAGGTGCTGGAATGGCTCTGTACCCAGTTTGGTATAACTGATTATGTCCTGCAGCTGAACCCTAACGAAGAACAGGATGAAATGGCTGAGAAGGAACGCCTTGCTAAAGACATATCCAATGCACGTGGGATGTACGATATGGGATTTGATGTTGAATATGTAGACGGTGAGTTTGTATTCTCGGGAGAAGCTACTTCACCTGAAGAGCGTCACAGTTCATCCGGAGGATTCTTTCCTACAATAGAGGATCCTCAGAGAAACACAGGAGAGCCTGCTACAAAATCATTTGACATTGACACAGGTGATTATCTGGTCAAAGATTTTGCATCTGATGCATTGAAGGCAATTGCAGAGGGTGCACTATACCAGTTCTACGAAGATGCAACTGAGAAAGACGTGGAAGCTATACATGGCATTATCAAGACCGCATTTGAGACTGGAGAACTCGGACTTGATAAAATCAGAGATGCAATTGTCCAGGCGACTTCATTCGACTCTGCCAGAGCTGAGATGATAGCCAGGACAGAGACATCTGCAGTTGCTATGCGTGCCAGGGAAATTGGCTGGAAGAAAATGGAAGAAGAACGTGGTGAAGTCTTCTTGTTCAGAACCTCGGAAGCAAATGACCATAGAATGTCTGAAGTTTCAAAGAGGATAGCTGCCCGGGTAACTTCTGAAGGAGGAGCTGTTCCCCTTGAACGGTTGAAGGAGATCTACATGGAAGAATCAACCAGACCCGTCTCACAAGGAGGAATGGGACCAAGCTGGACAGGCTGGAAAAACTTTGTTGCTCATCCCAATGAAAGATCCACAATAGTCAGGGTAGTATGAGCCGAGTAGTTGTAGACACCGACCCCAAAGCCATTGACAACTTCTTCGGAAAGCTTGATGCAGGCCTAGATGATGTCGCAGATGAGGTCTTTGCAATTAGTCAGGACCTTGTTCCAGTTGATCGTGCTACACTCAAAAAGAGTGGTAGGGTTGATAGGGAGTTCCTGGAGAAGACTGTGATCTATGATTCTCCAGAAGCCACCTGGAATGAGTATGGCACTGAACCACATATGCCTCCGGAAGAACCTATTATTGGGTGGGTCAGAAGGAATGCAGCTTTGTTCGGGATATCTTCCAGGTCAAAGACGGCAATTAAGAAGGTTGCGAATTCAATCAGGTGGAAGATATACAATTACGGAACAGACCCTTCCCCTTTCCTTCGCCCTGCATTCGACGATGTACAGGCAAGAGCAAAGGCTATTATCTGGAAATATTTCAGATGAAAAATCAAAAATATATAGTTTAGAGTACAAGAAGCATCAAAGCCACTTGTATCCATGTTCGCGTGGTATTATTTCGAGTACGTATACAATGTCTTCTTCGATAGAAAAGACAGCTCTATAATCTCCAATACGTAATCGGTACAAATCCTGTCTTCCTTTTGTACCCTTCAGCTTTTTGACATCATGACTTAAGGGTTCGCTTTCGAGTTTTCTGAGACCTTCTTTAAGTCGATCCTTCGTTTCATTGTCCTGTGCCCTTAAAAACTTCACAGCGTGTGGGTGTATACTTACTCTGTAGTTCATTTCCATCTCTCATCAAATTTCATCGAGAGAAACAAACTGATCCTTTTCCTCCAAACGTCTGTACATACGATCCATAAACTCCTCTTTATCGAGTGAATCCATCATGCGCATGAGAATATCACTATATGTCTCACCTTTTTGACCATAGCTTTTCAGTCTGTCTCTCACCACCTTTGTGGTTGGTATTGTTGTTGCATTTGTCATGAATAAAACTCCATTTTGTTATAAGAGGTTATATCTATTTATATGTTTTTATAACTTGCTAATAAGTACTTATAAGAGCTTATAACAGCATATAACTCCGCAACTAAACAGCACTTCCGTTAAGTTTTTAAGCAAACCAACTGCTTCTTTTGTTTTTTGATGCCTTACTCTGAAAACTCCCAACTCCCTGAAGCTGTGAGAAACTCGCTTAGTGAAGCTGATCAAACGAAGTGGAGAGATATCTTCAATTCTACATATGAAGGAGAGTGCAATGGTGATAATGCATGTTCAGCGAAAGTTGCCTGGTCACAGCTCAAGAAAAATGCACGTTATTTTGCAGGCTGGGCATCGGTAGAACTTGTCGATAGACAAGGCGATGTGGTGGAGATAGGAGCATTCCAGAAAGCTCTTGATTTCTTCATGGCTTCCGGTGCATCCATGATGGACCAGCACAGCAACCGTAGGGTAGGCAGCTGGATAAACTACGAACTTCGCAACAAGATGTGTTCCGATGGTGTGGAAAGACCCGGCGTGTATCTCGAAGGCATTGTTTTCAAAGGTCAGAGAATTTACGATAACGTGTGGGAAAAAGTGTGCGGTAAAGAGTACGCTGACCTTTCTATTGGTGCCGATCCGCTGGACCAGGGCAAGGCGTGCAGTGCAAAAACGTGCTGGAACGCTGTAAAAAACATGGACCTTTTTGAAGTCTCCCCGGTCGAAGTGGGAGCAAATCAGGAAGCAAGCATTGAGGAAGTCAATGTGCTTGCAAAAAATCACGATCACATAGGTGATACTATGGCAGAAGAACCGAAACCAAATCCAACACAGAAAGCAGCAGACACGGACGGTGCTCCTGCTGTAGAATCGACCGTTGCAAAAAGCGATGAGATACTTACCTTGCTCAAGGGAATCGATGGCAGACTTTCCGAAGTAGAGAAGAAGCTCGAGAAGGAAGACAAGCCACCTGAAGAAGAGGAGAAGAAAGAGGATCCTGAAGAAGAGGAAGAAATGGATGAGAAATCTGCAGAACCTGCACCTGACATTGGATCAATCGTTGAGAAGGCTGTCGAAAAGGCTCTTGCAAAGAGAATGAAGGGTAAAGAACCAGACACTCCTCGTCCGGAACTCAAGAAGAATGAACTGAAAAAGTCCCAGGCTCAGATCATGCTGGAGGACAGTTCAAAGACTGCCGGCATGGGGTACAAGCAGATCTCTGCAATCATTGATACACAGGAGGAAAGACCATGGTAAACGATCTCGATTCCCAGAGGACAGCAAGGACTGCATATCTGACCAAGGCCATCAGTCGTGGTTGGGTTCAGACTATTGAAGACATGGAAAAGCTCGTCTATGGTCTCCCTGCAACCCTGCAGAAGGCAGACGCTCCAGTACTCACAAACACAGATGGTGTCAGAAACATCCTGTACGGACGTGAACTCTGGAGACAGGTCGTAACAGCTGCCAATGCATTTGGTGCGCTTGGTTTCAAGCCATGGGAAAAATCCGGATATCGTGCAGTCACTGCACCAGCTTCAACAGATTCGCCTGGTATAACTGAAAGCGGAGCACTTCCGGACACCATCAAACCATCTTTTAAGCAGGTCCCTGTTGCTCCAACACTTTCTGCAGCAACCTTCAACCAGTCAGATATGGAGACACTCCTGGCAGGCAAGGATGATGTAGTTGAGTGGGGAGATCTCGTTGACTACATGGGTGATGAGTTCAAGAACAGACTCAACAGAGCAGCCGTTGCAACTGCAGATACAGTGCCTACAACTGGCATAAACTCACTTGACAGGATCGTAGGATCCTATGCTGAACTGGCATATGGAAAAGTTGACGACTCCGGAGTTCTTGACGCGGGTGATCTTGACATATATGGCCTTGACAGAGATGCAGGCGCTTCCTGGGCAGATGCATATGTGAATGGTCAGGCATTTGGATCCGGTTCACGTGACCTTGCACTGACTCATATTGATGCATTGTTCACAAACACCAGACCATACTGGAAAGATGCAGGTGTGAGCAACAAAGCCATCATCACAGGATATGACACCCTTGAACGTATCGAGCAGCTTCTCCAGGCACAGCAGAGGTTCATAGGCCAGACAAAGGTGCAGATGACGGTCAATGGTATCCAGACAGTTTCAGGTGTAGAGGCTGGTTTTGATGTTGCTACCTACAAGGGAGTTCCAATCATTCCGGACAACACTGTGCTCCAGGACACCATCTCAAGGATAATGCTCCTTGATCTTGACAACATACATGTGGGTGTTCTCTCACCGATCCAGTATCTCGAATCCAATGATCCATTCGCAAATGACTTCATTGGAACTGAGGGTCTGCACTACATGATGGGTGAGATCGTCTGTACAAAGTTCAAGTCACAGGCAAAAGGAAGGGACTTCCAGTAAGTCCTGTCCTTCTTTTTTGAGGTGTAAATATGGATTTTACATACAATGGTCCAAACCCACTAAATTATCGTTCTGCTCCATCCGGTACAGAGTATATGTTCTCACCAGGTGAATCCACCAAGGTACAGAAAGAAGATGAGTGCTTCTTCAAGAACCTGTCAAAAGCACCCGGGAGCAATTTCGAGTTTGTTGGACTAAAGGAAAAGGTTGTGAAGGCTGCCAAGAAAGCAACGCAGAACGATGAGGAATAATGGCATTCGGTTACTGAGCGGAGGCTAAACATGGAGATCACAGAAGTAAAGATTGCAATCGTTGGGGTAATAGCCCTGGAGATTGCCATGGGAGTTATAGCCTATTTCCAGGGAAATGGAATTGATACCGGTACCATTGGAATGGGTATTACTGCCATTGCAGGGCTTGCAGGCTATGACATGAAGTCAAATTCATAATCTTTGGAGCATGAAGATGTCTGACGAGATATGCAATGACTGCAGGTATTACCAGCCTACAACGGCAACAACGGGACATTGTAGGCATTCTCCACCAACTGCAGGAGTCGGTTTCCCTCTGGTTCCATACAACAGCTGGTGTGGTCAGTTCAAGGAGAAATAATCATGCAAAACGACAACCTCATAATGGAAACGCTGCTCGAGATGAAGCAGGACATCGGTGAGATCAAATCCGGACAGAAGTCTATGAATTCATGTCTCGTCAATGTATGCAGGGATGTTGAGAATCTCAAAAAGGAGAAATGGATCCGTCATGGCATGGCTGTTGTTATTGCATCTATGACATCGTTCTTTGTATGGTTTATATCCACATTCTTAGGAGGAAAATGAATGGCAGTCACTTACACAACCGCTGCAAAAGTAGCTTCTTTGATGAGGTTGATCGATCAGACCACGCAGGCAAGACTGGTGTTCTCAACTGATACTGACCCTACTTTAGCAGAAGTCGAGAGCACAATCAATCGGATGGAAGACACAGTTGACAGGGAAACGGGACACGCCTGGAGAGCTGTGCAGGTCCTGGATGAATACTATGACGTTCCACACAATTGCTACAACCTCTACCAGAGGCAGTTTGCCATTCACCTGAAGCACAGGAAGATCAACACCCTTGTTTCAGGCATTGACAAGATAGAAATCTGGAACGGCAACGAATGGGATAATCTTGTTCTTGATGCTAACGGCTACACCGAAGGCCGTGGTGATGATTATTGGCTCGACTATAATCTTGGTGTCTTGTATCTGGCTGGCCAGAAACCATGGACTCTTGGAAAAGGAGTCCGGGTGTCATATCGCTATGGTGATGATTCTGTCCCCGGAGACATTGAAGAAGCATGCACAAAGCTCGTTGCAATTGAAATCGCAGAGAATGACGACTATGTTATTCAGCTGCCTGAAGGTGTTGACAAGTACGGTATCATGTCAAAGGTCAATTCCTGGAAGAAGGATGTTGAAAGGATCCTGTATAACCACCGGGAGATCATCAGTATATGAGTAGGAACGAAATTGCTCTATATCTTGGATTGCTTTTTCTTTTAGTTCTGTTTTGTATGTGTCATGTTCACAAAAAGCATAATTATATACATGGCATATATATATTAATACATCCGACTTGATATTGTTGGAAAAACAAGCCCAACAATTCGTGTGCCGGTACCTCCCAAAAACATCACCCCCCTTCCGGCACATAAAAAAACGTCTCTTTTTTAACATTCTATTCCATAGTTTACAGTCAAAAATCGGGTTATGATTATTTCAACTGTTTTTCAGTAAAGTTTTTAAACAAACCAACTGCTTCTTTTTGTCTTTAGTGAGTCAGTAATGAAAGAAGCCGATATAATCACAGCTCTGCTAAGTGACAACTGGAACAGTTCGAACACTGGCGGAGTTACACCAATTATTGATACTATCGTTAACCGCGGGAACGTTGACGTTAGACAGGGCGATTTCATACTGACATACAACACTGGTGCAGGACCTATCACACATTCCGGAATTAAGACTTTTGACCATTCCTGGACCATATCAATTGACATACGTTCTATTTTGAAGACACGTTTTGACCTGCACGTTACCGAGGTCAAGCGTATTATCGAATCTAAATACATCTCACCTGCAGTTGGGTATGATAGACTATACATGGTCAGAGATCAGGACCTGAGCGACAGGACAAGAGGTCTGAGCAGGCGAGTGATTGACGTTGCTATTCATCAAGATCTGGAGGAACTCTAGAATATGGACTTTTCAAAAGCATTAGAATACCTGAAAAACGGGTATCGAGTAACGAACAAAAACTGGAATGGGAAGGGTATGTATGTCACAACAATGCCCGGATACGAGGAGGGAGTGCCTGCAAACACAAACACTTCTGTTGCTCACAACGTTTCACCTGGCACATTGGTCAAAGTCAGACCATATCTTGCAATGAAAGATGCTCAGGGAATGATTGCACCGTGGACACCTTCACAACTGGACCTGTTCTCAGATAATTGGGTAATGCATAAGGAGTGATAACAAATGGCACAAACATCGTTTTTTGGAGACACTCTTACAGTTGTCTACAAGACTGCAGAAACATCCCCAGTGACTCTCACTGTTGGTATCCTGAAAGGAGTAGAAATAAAGACCGAATGGGAGCATGTCGAACTGTATGGACAGGACACAGTGTTCCGTGAAGATGTTGCCAGGAAGAATGTGAAAGTATCTGTCAATGCAAAGTTCGCAAAGTTCCATCCTAATGTTATTGGGAAGATCCTTGGAACTGAGAATGCTGATCAGGATATTGACGGCGCTACTTCTTCCGGGAACACAATGGCAGAGATCACGGACAGCAATACTGTTCCATTATTCGATATATGGGGAACTGTCACTGGCAAGAACGGTGAAGAGTATCCTGTCAAAGTCACAAACATCTACTGGGAGAATGCTCCCTGGACTGCTCCGGATGGAGAGTACTCCCAGGTAGATCTGACTGGATATGGAGACAAGATGTACACAGGATATGTCACAGCATGAGCCTGGATAATCTTACTCCGCAAGAAGCTGATGAGCTGAACAGACAGACCGAGGCAGAACTCCAGCAGGATGTAGAGCAGTTCGAGAACGAGAGAAAATCAGTCGTATCCAGTGCCCTTCAGCACTTGCTCGATGTAACTGAACACGAACTGATCGAAATACCATTCTCAAGTTCAGCAGGTGAAGCTATACTCAAGGTCAAAGCCAACCCACCACAGAAGACAATGAAGGATCTGATGAGAATCAGCCAGGCAGCCGAGAAGGGAGAGGAAACAACCGAGGAAGAAGAGGACAGGCTGTGTAGGATTCTTGAGAACCTGACAGTTGAACCAAAGATTCCTTTTGAGGTATGGAAATCCGGACAGGTTCCGGATGTGATCGCTGCACGGATAATCATTGAATTGGTCAAACACACCGTCACCCAGCAGGACGAGATGGAAGAAGATATCAAATCGTTTCGCAAGGATGGACGAAGGGCAAAGACTTCTCGAAATCGTGGAGATCCTGCGAAGGCCACCAAGTGAGTTGAGATCTCTCTCAAATGCAGACTGGATATTCATGAACGAATCATTGAGTGAACGAGCACGGAGGATGAAATGAACTTAGGTGTACTCGGATCCCTTCTGGTACAGATCAAAGCCGAAGGAGCGAAAGAAGCCCGAAAACAGATGGAAGGTATGCAGACATCCACCAAGAAAGCCGGTGATGAGGCCAAGCGTAGTGTTCCTCCTCTTGAGAAGATGGGAAAACGCTGGGCTTCTGTTTTGAGCCTGGTTGCAGCATCCGGAACCATTGCATTCGGGTTGATCGCAAAGAGTTCTCCTTCTGTGATGGCTGCACTCAAAGGTATTCAGTTAGCTTTTGAGGAGATCTTCATGGTAATTGGTGAGGAGCTTGCACCAGTGTTTGAGACTCTTGAGAATATACTCTGGAAAATTGCCGACTGGTTCAATGAACTTTCACCCACCACAAAAACATTCATAGCCGGACTTGCTCTCGGAGTGATTGTTGTTGGCGCTTTGGCTGCTGCATTTGCTGGGGTCATATTGGTTGGTCCAGCTGTTCTCACTGCGCTTGAAGCGATAGGTCTCACACTAAGCGGTGCTATTATTATCATCGGTGCTGCTGTTTTAGCAATTGCACTTCTCTATACAGCATGGCAGACCAACTTCCTGGGCATCCGTGACATTGCATACTCAGTCATCTCCTGGTTAAAAGAACGCTGGACATCACTCATGGATATCCTCCAGGATGAGAATAAGACTACCTGGGAGAAAGTCAAAGGAGTAATTAGGTGGGTAATTGGCACTATCAAAGATGTGCTGCTTGCATACTGGAAGTTCTATCTGCAGGTAATGGGGTATTTTTACGATACCACTGTTGAAAAGTTCACATCCATTAAAGACTTCATAATCAATTCATTCAAAACTGCTTATGAATACGTTGTTGGAAAGCTTGATTCACTGACAACTTACTTGAATAAGGTTCTCTCGAAGATATCAAGCGTATTCTCTGGCTCCTCCAGCTCTTCAAGTGGTGGAACAGACAAGACTCAGTATGATTCAGATGGCAGAGTTTCTTTGAATCAGTCGGTTTCAGCTCGTGCACTTGGTGGTCCTGTCATGAATGGTCTCTCTTATCTTGTAGGAGAGAACGGACCGGAAATGTTCACACCTAAACTGTCAGGCTCGATCACTCCCACAAAGCAGACCCAGCAGACAATCTCTAAAACATCACAGCAGCCAGTTGAACTCAATCAAAAGATAGAGGTTAAACTGGATGGCCGTACTGTGTGGGAATCCGTGAGGAAGTATTCAGCAGCTGAACTCAGGAGGCTTGGTGCATAATGGTAGATTGGTATCTCACAGATGGTGCGAATCAAGTTTTCTTCAGCCCGGGTGCATCTTTCAAAAGAACACTGAGCAAAGAGGACGGTCTTATAATCGTTTCATCCGGCAGGAACTCTACTCCTATAGCAAAGTCCGTTAAACGTTCCAGGGACTTAATCATTGTCAATACCACCTTCAAAGACCGGGATGCACAGTACGATACCCTGTTCAACATGGTCAAAGAGGAGACCAATGCTGCAAACGGTTCATTCACTTTTGTCAAAGGTTCTGATAGCTTCAATGTAGCTGTGCGAAGGGTGATAGGTTCAGAGGAATCCGGAGAAGGTTCGCTAAGGTACGTTGAAGTTGAAATGGAAATAACGAGGGCATCATAATGGCATGGGACGACATAAAAGTAGAAAACACCGGTTCGACTGTAGCTGGCAAACTTACTGCAGATGAATATAATGCAATGGTAGCATACATCAAGGGAATTGAGGTAGGATTCGACATTGCTGATTATAGAAATCAAGCTGTTACTAATGGTGTTGCTGGGATCTACAATCCTTGTAAGACACTTGTTGATGAGCACATGTCTGCTTGTTTAATTGAGTACAATCTCTATGGTGGCTTCTTGGATGGTACTTACAACCCTGATTCCTGGTATCCAATTGACGGGAATGGGAGTGTTTCTTATTCTTCAAGAGTGCTGACTTTGAGTACACTTACTGGAGTAACTGCAGCTGCAAGGTGTGTAATTGACCAAACCCAGTTTGGTATTGCAAGTAATTATTTGGCGGTGATCTGCAGGATCGATGCTCTGGCCACAGGTGCAGGAGGAGTAAGAAGTACGGTTATCGGATTCCAGTCTGCTTTCAGTGGCCTCCAATCCGCACAGAGAGCTATATTTTACTGTGATTCAAGTGGTAACTGGTATTGTGCTTACAACGGTGGAGCGGTTGCACTTACTGGTTTGTCGGTTGGAAGAAATCTTCAAGCTGGAGATACAGTTGAGGTAAGGCTGTGTAGAATTGAAGGAAGCGCAAATATCGACAAGATTTGCTTCTACGTTAACAATGCTAAGCAGTATGAGACGACCAATATTCCAACAAGCAATATGTATGCTGGTATCGGTACATATGGCAATTCATCGGTTACTACTGCCAGAACTATAGGGATATCCTATTTCGGATTAAAATATAAGGCCTGAGCAAGTATGTATTTTCCTGCTAATTTCCCATGGACCTTTGGAACCGTTGAAGAAAAAGAATCGATCACTTTAGCTGGAGCTATTACAACCAGGTGGTCAACTGGCGAAATCATTGATACCCTGGGAGGTGCTGCAAAAACCTTCACTCTGCAGTTGGAGAATACAGACGATACTCTTTCAGACACCTACGAAACGTATGATACTGTCAAAATCCAAACAGATGAAAATGTTCTGTTCAACGGCAGGATGGAATCAATTGATCCACAGGAATCTGATGGGATCGTTGAGATCGAAGGTGCTGATTTCATTGGAGATCTCCAGGGAGAATATATCATTGAAGCCTATGGGATCCAACAGACAATTGAAAGTGATGTTACTGCAGGATCTTCCGTGGTTCTGTCTGTTGCAGATACAACCGGTTTTGAAGTAGATGATGGAGTCAAGGTATCGGACGACAATAACGATGAGACTGCAACTATTATGGCAGTTGTTCTTAACACCTCAATAACAGTTGATGTGCTATCAAATTCATATTCAGTTGCTGACAATGCTATAATTACCGTGGGAGAATTAGGATCTGATATTGTCGATGACCTAGCAGAAAAATATTGTCCCAATGTCACCAGGACAGGCATCCAGGTATCTACATTAAAGTTCATCAAACTTTACAAGGGGATTACTGCATACGATGCTATTCAGGAAATAGCCGATTCTGAAGGGTACATATTTGGACACGATGAAACACTTGATTTCTATTACAGACCCCGACAGTATGCGGACTCCGAACTCATAATTGATCTGGACGAAGATCCTGTAATAGAATACTCCTTCCCAAAACCAGGTTATGATATCGTCAACCGTGTGGATGTTTATGGTGCCACCATCAATGGTGTCCAGGTATCCATCCGGGTAGAGGATCTGGAATCACAGGAATACTATGGTGTCGTCAGACAGGACACTATAATAGATACAACCATACTGTCAGAAACTGCAGCATATAATGAAGCACTGTCAACTCTTGACGAAAAGGCATGGGTTGTACAATCCGGAGATATCTCTGTCCTTGGTTACGAAACCTTGAAATCCGGACAACTTGTCACACTGCAGAATTTCGAGAGCATTGCTGATGGTCAGTTTCTGGTCACTGAAATAAGAAGAGATATCGTAACAGGCATTGCATATCTGACACTTGCACAGTACGCAAAGAAACTTGAAGATTATCTGTTGTCAGTGATCCTTGCTATGAGAGTATCAGAGGCAGATTCAATAGATGAGAATGCTCTCCAATCAAAGTTTTTGAATTTCTATGAAACTGAACAACATTCAGATTCGATCATTGAAATTATAGCTGTCAACATCAATGACGGATACATTGCAGGCCACCCTTCCAATTCATTCTGTGGAAGAGGATATTCCGGAGTTGGTAGCACACAGCTGAAAACTGGGAGATATTACACGGAGACAGTGATACTATGATGACAGACGTTGGACTGAATTTGATAAGAGGATTTCTGAATGAAGATTCCCCCACTCCACCATCGCACATGGCTGTTGGCACTGGAACCACCGGTGAACAGGCATCTGATACTGCAATGGAAAGCGAAGTATTGAGAAATGCGATCACAAAGGAACTCTCAGACACTGCAGGAGTGATCGACTACAAGATGATACTTGCCAGTACCGATGCAAATGGTAATGCAATATCTGAACTGGGTCTGCTCAATGCTGCATCTGGTGGAGATCTCGTTATCAGAATCACACATTTACCCTACAATAAAACATCATCATTCGCAGTGAAGTATCGAATCAGACAAACCTTACAGAGCATATAAGGAGCAAAATAATGGCAAAATTCATCTCAAGAGGAGATCCAATCGAACCGGTGTACCTCTGCAATCTTGCAGTCAAAGCACGAGGGTGGGGTGTTATATCCGGATGTGCAGTGAGTGATAAGTCAGGCACTGATAACATGTCAGTGGATGTATCTGCAGGATCTGCTTGGATCAATAATACGAAAGTAACAGTTTCAGCAACCAACGTGGTAGTATCTGCAGCTGATGCAACATATGACAGATACGATATTGTTGTAGTCAATTCATCCGGAACCGTGTCTGTGATTGCAGGGACAGCAGGCAGTACAACATATGCAAACGATTATGATCTCGAAGGAAACAATGCCATTCTTCTTGCTGAGATCTATGTGCAGGCAGGTGTTACAGAGATCACTTCTGCAGATATCACTGATATGAGATTATTCGAAGAAGAAAGAGTCATTGGCCCTCGTGCAGGTGTTCCAACTGGTGTACTATTCCCTTTTGGTGGTTCATCTGCTCCTGCAGGATATCTGCTTTGTGACGGTTCTGCAGTAAGTAGGACAACATATGCAAATCTATTCTCTGCTATCGGGACGGCTTATGGAGTTGGAAACGGTTCAACTACGTTCAATCTTCCGAATATGCATGGTAATGTCCCGGTGGGCATCGGTGGCTCAGGTGTAACTTCTCTCGGCGATACTGGTGGTGAACAGACACATACACTTACAATTGGTGAGATGCCTGCTCACACGCACGGAATAGCTGGAGGTCATACGGATTCATCTGCCAATGCCCCATATTATTGTGGCAGTGGCAGTAATGCCTCGTCTGGTTCCACTGGTGGAGATGGTGCTCACAACAACATGCAGCCGTATCTGGGTGTGAATTACATTATCAAGACATGAGGGTGCGATGATATCAATATTAAGTTATTTTCTACCAACTCCTCAACAGAAATCAACTGCAAGGATATCTAAGCCTGATGTCCTCAAACTCTTCAGTGATGTCCAGGATACCAAATTTTCTGACCAGAACTATAAGATGGTGGATGTTGATCAGCTCCAGAAGTTCCTCCGCAAGGATCTCACCAGTTTAAGAAAGTACAAAAAAACAGCCCATGATTGTGATGATTTTTCATTCATCCTCATGGGTGATGTTACTAAATGGGACTCTGATCTTGCATTTGGCATTGCCTGGGGATACACTCCATCCGGAACATACCATGCGTTCAATATCGCAATCGATGTCACTCAGCAAGTCCGGATAATTGAACCACAGACTGATGAGATCTTTGCAGATCTGGATGAATGGGATATCAGATTTGTAATTATGTAACTACCTGAACCCAGTGATAGCTGCTGCAGCAACAATAGCAAACAGCATCATCAGGTAAAGAGAAACCATTGTAACTATTTTAACAGTGTTAGAACTAGCTTTTTCATTCATATGTACCAATTTATGAAAGGAACACGTTGTACAAATAGTTTCCTAAATGGGAATTTTATTAGGGAGTTTTAATACAAAGACGTGAATATACATTTTTTTTGAAACAAATTTACTTGTTCTCATCTGTTAAAATAGCAACACTTATATGCAATACTGTTAACTTATATTATGAGGATGGCATACTAAACTAAAGTAAACCTGATTTACCATCGTGGAATGGTTCACACGTTTTTTCTACACATGACTCCAAGCGATGTCATCCTCTACCTCCTTCCCTTTTCCGCGTTGGCAGCTTCGATTATTAAATGAATTCTCCAAACATCTCTGGATGCATCTTAACATACTCTTTCATGAGTCTCATCATCTGCTGTTCATCATCTTCTACTTCATGAGCTGCTTCTGTTGTCAGTGCCATTCTGCAGGAAGCGCAATATTTTGAAGTTGGTCCGTTCACATGTTTACATCTAGGACACTTGACTGGAGTTAGTGCAGGCTCGGTGCCTTCTTCTTTAGAAAGACCATACATACTCAGAATAGCATTGTCTACCTGCTGACCGGAGAGGTGAATGTATGTACCAGGCATGTCTGATCCATGGACCCACCCCAGATGTGATTCCATCTGTGCCTGTGTCAAGTGATTTGCCAACTCAGTTGCTCTGGAGTGTCTGTAAAGTTGGTTGTACACTCGCTTTTTTATTCCTGCCTTTGTTGCTAGTCTCTTAATGACCATCCTGATGGCACCATATTTCATATGTTTCCCACGTGACCTCTTGCCAACGTTTACCCATAGTGGTGCCTCTGGATTGTTCTTTTCCGGATGGATGGCCAACCATGCTGCCAGGTACGGTGTTGCAGTTACTAATCGAATCCTACGCATCCCTGTTTTTCCTTTGACTGTCTCAAAGGCGCCATACTCATCAAATCCGACGTGCTTAATTTGTCGAGTCCCATTCTCACTCACCCTGCCTCCTGAATCATACCAGACTGCAGCGATGGCTGCGTCTCTGGGGTGTTCAGCTGCATCGATCATCTGTATGATCTCTTCTTGTGTGAGTAGTTCTTCAGGTATCTTCTTATCTTTGTTTTTGACATTTGTAGTAATCCAATCCGTACATTCCGGATCGTTACCATCGTTTAGCCACCTAAAAAAACGTTTCAAAACAACACGATAGTCTCTTTTGGTCCACACACTGCGATCTGACTTTTCAAGATTGCCTACAAGCTTGTAGACATCAAGTTTAACAACATCGGGGAAAGGCTTATCGAACCACTGTGACAGATTATGAAGTGAACTAAGGTACTTCAATATTCTAGGTTTTGAGAGACCTTCAGCAAAAAGAGTATTTTCGAACTCAATAATGAGTTCTTTGTTTTTATCTGAATAAGGCGCATTCAGTACCAGTTTCTCAGCCGCATCGACCTTTTTATCATAGTCGTACAAATCCAT